CTGTCCTTTTTTTTGATCACGGCTCCGACCAGGAACGACCCGAGGAGGACCGATGAAGCCCGACCGCGGCCGGATGGCTCAAGCCGTCGCCGACGCGCTCGACGCCGCTACGGGGGATGACCGGGACGGCGCCGCAGCAGCACTCGCCACCCGGTACGCCGAGCTGATCGACGAGGCGCAGCGGGTGGCCGACCGCCTCGACGAGGTCGCCGCCGAGCTGGACGGCACCGACGACCCGCTCTACGACGTCGTGCACCGCCTGCGCGCGAAGGTTGACGCGCAGGCGGTGGCCTCCGACCTTGGGCCGAAGCTGCTCGCGGCGCTGACGGCCCTCGGGCTGACCGTGGCCGGGCGCCAGGGAGTGACGAAGGGAGGTGCGAGCGGTGGAACCGGTCGCGCAGACGCTCGCCGTAGTGCCCTCGACGAGCTGCGAGCCCGTCGCTCCCGCTGAGGTCGTCGGCTCGACGGTGCCGAGGATCTACACACCGCCGCTCGTGACCGGCCCGCCGGGGCCGTGCGGGTGTGGCTGCGCGCTGACGCCCGAGACGAGCGAGGGCTTCGACTACGTGCGGTTCGCCGACGAGGTGCTCGGCCGCCCGTTCGACCCGTGGCAGCGATGGGTCGTGATCCACGCCGGTGAGCTGCTGTCCGACGGCTCGCTGCGCTTCCGGCACGTGCTCGTCGTCGTCGCCCGGCAGAACGGCAAGAGCGAGATTCCGATCATCCTCGGGCTCGCGTGGCTGCTGGTCGACCGGCGTCCGTGCGTGCTGTGGACGAGCACTCAGCTCAAGTACGCCGACAAGGCGCTCGACAAGGCCGAGAGCTGCGCCCGCGCGTCCGGCGCCTTCGACCTGCCCGAGAAGCGGTGGAAGAAGGTGATCCTCGGGTCGAGTGTGCTCAAGGACGGCGAAAACGAGTTCGTCACGGCCACGGCGAACGGCGAGGGTGGCCGCTCGCTCACCGTGCATCGGCTCGTGCAGGATGAGTTGCGCGAGCACAAGGACTACGCGGCGTGGGGCGCCGCCGTCCCGGCGATGGGCGCCGTGCCCGACGCGCAGGCGTGGCACCTGAGCAACGCGGGCGAAGACCACTCGGTCGTGCTCAACGAGCAGCAGGACGCCGCCCACAAGGCCATCGAGGGCGGCGACACGACCACGAACACGTTCCTCGCCGAGTACAGCGCGCCGGACCGCAGCGCCCCGGACGACCTGCCCGCCCTGGCGCAGGCCAACCCCGGGATGGGCTACCACGGCCCCGGCGCCCGCGAGCTGCTCGGCGAGGCGCGCACCGCGATGGCGGCCGGGGGCGAGGCACTCGCCAAGTTCCGGACCGAGAAGATGTGCATCCGGGTGCGCCACCTCGACCCCGCCGTCGATCCGGACGCCTGGGAGCGCGCGGCCGAGGTCGGCGACCTGCTCGCCCTGCGCGCGAGGGTGGCCCTGTGCCTCGACGTCGCGCCGGACAGCGCGCACGCCACGGTGGTTGCCGCAGCGACCGACCCGCAGGGCCGTACCCGGGTCGAGGTCGTCGGTTCGTGGACCGGCCGCGGCTGCGTTGACGCCCTGCGCCGCGAGTTGCTGCCTCTGGTGCAGCGCATCCGGCCCGCGGCCCTGGGGTGGTTCCCCGGCGGCCCGGCGGCGGCGCTGGCGGCCGATCTCGGGGCGGTCGGCAAGTCCATGCCCGAGGTGCGCCGCTCGCCCCTGGGGCGCGTCCTGGGGCGCGCTCCCGAGGCGATCCGGGGCGACGTCGCCGCCTGCTGCATGGGGTTCGCGCAGCGGGTGGCCGACGGCCTCGTGCTGCACTCCGACGACCCCCTGCTGACCGCCCACGTCGTCGCCGCCGAGAAGCTGTCCACTGGCGACCGATGGGCGTTCTCCCGGCGGGGCGGCCACTGCGACGCCGCCTACGCGGCGGCCGGGGCAACGCACCTCGCGCTCACCCTGCCGTTCCCGATCGGGCGGCAGAGGATCGTTCGACCCGCGAGACCGGGTCTGTCCGAATGACGAGACATCCTGCTACCCTGCGCAACGTGGGATTCCTTGGTCGTCTCCGGTTCGTGATGCGTGCTGCGCAGACAAACCCGCAGGCCGAGACGTTCTCCGGCCCGGTCGATCCGGTCGACACGTTCATCTCGGCGCAGAAGCGCACGGGATGGACGGCCACCGTGAGTCGCGAGTCCGCGCTTCAGGTGCCTGCCATCCTCCGTGGCAGGAACCTGATCTGTGCCGTGAGCACTCTGCCCCTGACCCAGTACGGGCCGGACCGAGCTACCGTCCGCTCGTCCCTACTGGAGCAGATCGACCCGCAGGTGCCGAACGTCGTCACCGTGGCGCAGACCGTGGAGGATCTCCTCTTCGACGGGCTCGCCTGGTGGAGGGTCACCGCTCGCGGGTGGAACGACTTCCCGATGTCCGGCCAGCACGTGGATGTCTCCCGGGTGCACCTGAACCCGCCGCCCGGGGCACAGAGCCTCAACCTGCTTCCGTCCGGCGCCGATCCGTCGGCCGCCGTGTGGATCGACGCCGAGGTTGTCGACGGCCGCGACATGATCCGGTTCGACAGCCCGAACCCGCCGCTCCTGGTCGCCGCCCGGCGGGCCATCCGCCGCGCCATCATGCTGGAGAAGGCCGCAGAGCGGTACGCCCGTAGCCCGAAGGCGCTCGGGTACTTCACCCCGGCCGAGGGCGCCGACCCGGCGGACGACGACGATATCGCCGAGTTGCTGGCCGACTGGAACGACGCCCGCAACGACGACGCCGAGGGGTACGTTCCCGCGTCGCTCAAGTACAACCCGCTGACGAACCCGTCACCGGCTGACCTCCAGCTCGTGCAGCTCCAGGCGCGGGCCGCCCTCGACATCGCCAACGCTCTCGGGCTCGACCCGGAAGACCTCGGGGTGTCGACCACGAGCCGCACCTACCAGAACGCCACCGACCGCCGCCAGGATCGGATCAACGACGTGCTCGCGCCGTACATGCGGGCTGTGGCCGACCGCCTGTCGATGAACGACGTGACCCGCCGTGGGTATCGCGTGGCGTTCGACCTGCGCGACTACCTCAAGGCCGACCCGATCACCCGGGCCACCGTAGCTACCCAGCTCGCCGCCCTCGACGCGATCACGGTCGATGAGATCCGCGAGGACGACGGCCGCCCGGTGCTGACGCAGGCGCAGCGTGACGAGCTCAAGTCGGCCGCTCCCGAACCGACTCCGGCGGTACCGGCCGCCCCGATGCCGCAGGAGGCACCCATGCCGCAGGCGAACGCCGCCCCGGTGAGCGCCACGTTCTCGGCCGCGAGCACGCACTTCACGTTCGAGGACGGCGGCACGGATACGTTCGCCGCCGACGCGAGTAAGCGCACCGTGTCCGGCGTGCTGCTGCCGTTCGGCCCGGTGGGCATGAACGGGCAGGGTCGCTGGCGGTTCGCGCCGGGCTCGGTCGAGTGGAACTCCTCGGCCGTCTCGCGGGTGAAGCTGAACCGCGAGCACAACCGCTCGGCGCTCCTGGGGGCGGCCACCGAGGTGAAGGGCAGCGCGTCCGGCATCTCGGCCCGGTTCAAGGTGGCCCGGGGTGCTGACGGCGACGCCGCGCTCGCCCTGGCCGAAGACCTGGCGCTCGACGGGCTCTCCGCCGAGGTCGACATCCTCGACTACACCACCGACCCGGCCGACCCCACGGTCAACCTGGTCACCAAGGCTCGACTGACGGGTGCCGCCCTCACGGCGAGCCCGGCGTTCGACGACGCGCGGCTCACGTCCGTGGCCGCGTCCTCCCGTACCGAAGGGAACACCGCCATGCCGTGCTCGACTTGCGGGCAGGTCCACGCGCCGGGCACTCCGTGCGCGACCCCCGCCGCCCCGGCCGCCGCGCCGGTTGCGTTCACCGCCGCCGACCTCCAGGCCGCTGTTCAGACCGCCGTCACCGCCGCCCTGTCGGCTGGCGAGGGTCCGACGACCGTGAACCCCCGGCGCACCGCCTCCCTGAGCGTGACCCGTGACGAGCTGGCATACGGCTTCAACGGCCACCGCAGGGCACACGACTTCTCCACCGACCTGTTCGCCTCGATCAAGCGCAAGGACGGCGAGGCGGGCGAGCGCATCGAGAAGTTCATGACGGCCGTCTTCACCGACGACGTCAGCACGGGCGACGTGAACGAGCTGAACCCGACCCGGAACCGCCCCGATCTCTACGTCGACAACCTCGACTTCACGACCCCGGTGTGGTCCGCGATCAACAAGGGCAGCATCCCCGACAGCACGCCGTTCACGGTGCCGAAGTTCAACACCGCGACGACCGTCGTCTCCGCGCACTCGGAGGGCACCGAGCCCACCGCAGGGGTGTTCACCACGACCGGGCAGACCATCACCCCGTCGGCGCTCTCGGGCAAGTTCGAGATCACCCGCGAGACCATCGACCAGGGGGGCAACCCGCAGGTCAGCACGATCATCTGGCGTGAGATCGTCCGGGCGTACAACGAGGCGCTGGAGGTGGCCGGCGTCGCGATGCTGGACGCGCTCACCCCGACCGCCATCGCCCTGAACGGCGTGGACGCCGACCTCGACCAGGACATGACCGCGAACTTCGCGGCGCTCCAGTTCATCCGGGGCGGCAACCGGTTCCGTAACTTCTTCGTCGCGTCCGACCTGTTCTCGGCGCTCGCGGGTGCCGTGGACGACAACGGGCGTCGGCTGTACCCGATCCTCGCTCCGAGCAACGCCGGGGGCACCACGTCGGCCGACTACTCCTACGTCCAGGTGGGCAGCCTGGCGGCTCGCCCGGCCTGGGCGCTGGAGTCCGGCAACGGGGGCGACGGCTCGTCCTACCTGTTCAACTCCGACGACTGCCACGGCTGGGCCACCCCGCCCCGCCGGTTCGACTTCGAGTACGAGGTCAAGTCGGTGTGGCTGGGCGTCATGGGCTACGTCGCCACGGCGAACACCCGGCTCGGCGGGGTCCGCGAAGTCACCTACTCGGCCTGAGCCGACCTCACGATCGGAGATCACGACATGACCCGCGCAACCCGCGCCCGGACCGACGTCCTCGGCTCCTACTCCTACCGGACGGCCGCCCTGCCGCCCGCGACCGGCGTCTCGGAGGATCTGTTCTCCACGACCGGCGACGTCCTGATCACGGGCTTCTACGGCCTGATCACCGTGGCCGTTCCCGCCGCGTCGATCGACTTCGACCTCGCCTACGACCCGGACGACGGCGGCTCCGACGTGGCGCTCGCCACACTGCTGGCCGTCGACTCGCTCGCGTCCGGCACGTGGCTGCACCTGAACACCACGGCCGGTGGCGCGCTGGTCGCCGGGCTGGACGTCGGCGCTCACGTGGCGCTTGATCGGCCGATCGCCCTCGCGGGTGGTGGCGACATCAAGCTGAACGTCGCCGGGGGCGGCGCCATCGGCACCACCTGCCGCGTCTCGTGGGGCGTCCTGTGGCTGCCGCTGTCGGCTGACGGCGCCGTCGCCGTCGTCTGACCCACTGACCCCGGGTCCGGCTGGCATTGACCAGCCCCGGCGCCAGCCGGACCCGGCACCAGCAGAGAGGAGTAGCACACGATGCCCGTCTACGCGGACACTGATCAGAGCACCCGGCTCGACGTCGGCGACGAGTGGGTAATCGCCGTGCTCACCGAGGACGACGACGGGTTGCCCGCCGCCGCCACGGTTGCCATCCTCGTGACCCTCCCAGACGGCACCACGTCCGCCGTGACGCCCGTTCAGGCTCCTACCGGCACGTGGACCGGGCGGCACACCGTCACGGCCGCAGGCAGGCACCTGGCGGTCGTCACGGCGTCCGGCGACACCATCGGGGTAGTCCCGTTCACCACCTGGGCGCAAGACCCGACGGCGGACGGACTGCCCGACACCTCGGCGTGCATGACCTATCTCGGCGAGACGTCCGCGACCGACGCCGAGGTGCTCGACGCGCTCACGGCAGAGGCCGCCGCTCAGCGTTCCCGATGCAAGATCCCTCCCAACTACCCGGCCGACCTCAGGCAGGCGCTGCTACGGCGCGTGGCCCGGAACCTGGCACTGCGGGGTTTGCCGCTCGCCGTTCTTCAAGGCGACGCAGAGTCGGGGTCGATGGTGTTGCCAGGCTCCGATCCAGAGGTGCGGCGGTTCGAGGCACCGCACCGCAAGAAGAAGGTGGGCTGACCCATGAGTCTCCCCGAGAAGCGCCTCGAACTTGCCGAATCCCTTTCGACGATCGAGGACGTGACCGGATACGAGTACCGGCCGCGCGTCATAAAGCCCGGCGATGCATGGCCGTTGATTGCGCGGTACGACTTTGCCGAGGGGCAATCCGTTCTGCAGGCAACGTGGCACGTGTTCGTCGCTCTGCCCAGCGATGAGCGTGTGGCGTCCGACTGGATCGACAGGATGGTCTGCGAGGTCCCGGAGGCGCTGCGAGACGCGGTATTCGTCGACACCATCGAGCCCGTTACCATCCAGACCAGCGGAGGCGACCTGTTCGCGCTCCAGATCACCGCGAGGAGTGAGTAGCAATGACGGCACCTACGGGCGCCTATGTCGTCCGGAACGCAACCGTGACCATCGACGGCACTGACTACGCCAACCAGTGCACGAAGGCGGTCCTCACTCCTGAGACGCCGATTCAGACCATCCGCACGATGGTGCCCGACGGCGTGGTACAGGACGTGGACTCGACGGCGTGGACGCTGGAACTGTCCGGCATCCAGGACTGGACCAACAGCACCGGCCTTGCCGACAAGCTGAACGACGGCGCCGGCACGAGCGTCACGCTCGTCCTGGTGCCCCGGGCGGGCAGCGGCAAGCCGAACGCCACCTGCACGGTCACCTTGCTGCCGGTCTCGTTCGGCGGCGAACAGGGCAAGTTCGCCACCTTCGAGGTGAAGATCCCGGTCACCGGCGCGGTGACGTTCGGAACTGTGAGCCCCTGACGTGGCCGAGTCCGGGGTGCGGGTCGAGGGCCTTCGAGAGGTGGTGCGGGGGCTTCAGCGGGCCGGCGTCGACATTGCCGACCTGAAGGAGACCTTCTCGTCCATCGCTCGCGAGGGCGCTCGGCTTGCCTCCGGATTCGCCCCGAAGCGATCCGGCAGGCTCGCGGGGAGCGTCCGGGGGAACAAGGCCAAGAACAAGGCGGTCGTCATCGCGGGCCGCGCTCGTATCCCGTACGCAGGGCCGATCAACTACGGCTGGCGCAAGCGCAACATCAACCCCTCGCAGTTCATGCAACGAGCAGATGCCGACCTCGCGCCGCGCGTCGTCGAAATGCTCGAAGTGGGACTCGACGAGGCGATCAGAAGGGCTGGACTCGATGAGTGAAAAGCTGGACGCCGAGGAGCTGAGTCGGTCCCTGACGGGATTCGACGAGATCGCCATCCAGAAGTGGTTCAAGGCGCCATTCACCGACCTGTCGAGCACCCTCGTGTCAAGGGCGCTCATCTTCATCCACCGCAAGCGCCAGGGGGCCAGCGACGCTGACGCCTACCGCACGGTGATGGAGATGGGACTCGGCGAGGTGGCCGAGCACTTCGACGACGGCACGAGCGCCGAGGGAAACGGTCGAGCGAAGCTCGCGACCGCTCCTACGCGCGCTTCGTAGTCCGCACCCGACTGTCTTTCACGTTCGAGCAGTACCTCGCCCTGACCGCCGGTCAGCGGGAGGCGATCATCGAGGAGGCCAACGACATGGCGCAGGGGAGGGGCTGAGATGGCCGGACCGATCAGGATCTCGGTTCTCGCCGACGTGCGCGACGCCGTGTCGAACATGTCGAACTTCGCCGACCGCACCACCGATGGCGTACAGCGCGTCGTCACCTCGCTGGGCGACTCCCACCTGCACGGCTCCATGGGCAAACTCCAGGAGGGCTTCGACGTCCTCGACACTCGCGCGATGGGCTTTCGAGACACTGTCACCGGCGTTCAGGACACGATGACCGGCGTTCAGGCGCTCTTCGGTCAGGGGGAGGCCGCGTCGAAGTCGCTCGGTGACAAGTTCCTGATGCTCGGCATGGGCATCGGCGACCTGGCGTCCGGCATGGCGAACTTCATCGTCCCGCTCATGCAGGTGGGGCTCGGCCTGTCGGCGGCAGCGGCGGGCTCCGAGATGAGCACCGTCTCCTTCGTTGCGCACAAGGTGGCGACCGCCGCGAGCGCCGTGGCGTCCGGGGTGATGACCGCTGCGCAGTGGGCACTGAACGCCGCGATGAGCGCCAACCCGCTCGCCCTGGTGGTCATCGCAATCGTCGCCCTGGTGGCCGCCATTGTCATCGCCTACAACAAGAGCGAGACGTTCCGGGCCATCGTGCAAGCCGTCTGGGCCGCCATCAAGGCGGCAGTGTCCTCGGTGGTGTCGTGGTTCACCGCGAACATCCCCAAGCTCTGGGACGCCGCCCAGGACGTCTGGAACAAGACCAAGGCTGGTGCCGAAGCGGTGTGGAACGCGGTCAAGACCGTGGTGTCGTCGGTGGTGTCAGCCATCACCGGGACGGTCCACTCCTTCGGCTCCGCCGCGTCCGCCGTCTGGTCGTCTATCAGCTCGGCCGCGTCGAGCGCCTGGAACGCCATCTCCGGCGTGGTGAAGGGCGCCGTCGACAAGGTGGTCGGGTTCGTTACCGGGCTGAAGTCGAGCATCGGCGGCGCGTTCTCCGGTGCCGCCTCGATGCTCTGGAACGCCGGGTCTCAGATCATCGAGGGACTCTGGAGCGGGCTCAAGGCGAAGTGGGAGTCGGTCAAGGCGTGGTTCTCCAGCGTCACTAGCTCGATCAAGGACCTGAAGGGGCCACCCTCGAAGGACTCCGAGCTTCTGCGCCGGAACGGCCAGCTCGTGATCGAGGGCTTCATCGGCGGCCTTGAGAGTCGGTACGGCGTAGTCCGTGACTCGCTACGCGGCCTGACCACTGACGTAGGGATGGGCGGCCCCGGGGCGTCCGCCGCGCCCACCGCAGGCGGGATGAACGTCACCTCGAACGTGTTCCTCGACGGCCAGCCGTTCTACGCCATGACGCAGGCCGCCATTCGCCAGGGCGCCGCGAAGGCGCGCTGGGACAACTACGCAGGGAGGCGGTACGCGTGAGCGTGGCGATCAGTGCGACGTCACAGGCGAGTTACCCACCGCGCGTCGCGCTCTCGGTCACCGGCCTGTCCGTCAGCGACGTGGTGACCATCTACCGCGTGGTCGGGGCGACCCGGACCGCCGTCCGCTCGGCCGACGGCGTCACCGTGGACGACACCACCTTCGCGGTCATCGACTGGGAGGGCGAGTTCGGCGTCTCGACGGTCTACACCGTGGACGTCGGCGGAACGGACGTCGCCAGCACCAGCCCGGCGGCTTACACCCTGACCGGCGGCAAGGTGGCGCTCTCGGATCCGATCTCGGGCCTGTCGGTCGAGGTCTCGATCGTGGCGTGGACCGACCACAAGCGCGAGCGGCTGGCGACCCGGTTCATCGTCGGCGGGCGAACCGTCGTGGTGTCCGGCCAGCTCGGCGACGAGACCTCGAACCTCGAAGTGCTGACCACCACCAGCGCGGGGCGCGTCGCCATGCTCGCGCTGATGGCCGGATGCACCAGCGGCGTCGTTCAGGTTCGCCAGCCAGGGGGCTACGACGGGATCGACGCCTACCTCGCGGTCACGGCCGTGACCGAGCGCAAGGTGACCTCGCGCGGCTCGGACGACTGGCGGGTGTGGTCCCTGGAAGTCGCCGAGGTGCAGGCGTGGCCCTCGAACCTGGCGATTCCCACGGTCACGCTCGCCGACATCTACGCCTTCTACGGCTCTGGCGGGACGCTCGCCGACCTGAACGGCGACTACGCGACCCTGCTCGACATCCCGCTCGGGTACTTCGGGTGATCCGGCCATGCTGACGATGAGCGCTCAGGCACAGGCGTTGGTCACGTCATCGTGGACGATGCGACTCCGGGTGGAGTCCTGGCGGGGTGCGACCCTGCTCGACTCCGACGTGCCGGTTTCCGCCGGTAGCGAACAGGTCGACCGCAGCGCCGAGATCCCGGAGCGGGTCACCCTGACCGTGCCGAGGCTGCACCGGGGGGTCAACTACGACCCGACCGGCGACCCGGACCACCCGCTAGCGCCGTTCGGTCAGCAGCTCCGGTGCTCGATCGGTGTCGAGCTCGGCAACGGCCAGGTCGAGTGGCTGCGCCGGGGGACGTTCCTCGTGCACGACACCGAGACCGAGGCCGACACCGTCACGGTGAACGCGGTCGGCCTGCTCTCCCTGATCCGGGAGGCGCGATTCGTGTTGCCGTTCCAGCCGACCGGCACGTTCGCCTCCACCCTGCGCGACCTGATCGAGCCCGCGCTCACGGCCACCATCGACGCCGGGCTGACCGACCGGGCCGTGCCGGGCTCGATGCAGTGGGACAACGACCGGCTGAAGGCGCTGTACGAGCTGCTGGACGCCTGGCCCGCGGCCGCCTCGATGTCCGGCGACGGCTACTTGGTGGTCGAGCCGCAGACCGACCCGGTGGCGTCCGTACTCACCCTGACCGACGGCGCCGGGGGCACCGTGGTCCGGGCGGCCGGTGGCGGTACCCGAGAGGGCGCGTACACCGTGGTCGTTGCCCGGGGCGAGCAGTCCGACGGCGCCGTGCCGCAAGGGGTGGCCTACGACACCGACCCCAGCAGCCCCCTGGAGTACGGCGGGCCGTTCAACCCGCTGCCGGTGCCGTACTACTTCAGCAGTCCGTTGCTGACGGACGTGGCGCAGTGCCAGGCGGCGGCGGCGGCAACCCTCGCACGCCTGCGCCGGTCGGCCGCCAAGCTCTACGACATCGACACCGTGCCGCACCCGGGCCTTCAGGTCGGCGACGGCGTGGAGGTCACCGCCGGGATGCTCGACGGGGCACTGTGCGTGGTCGAGCAGCTCACCACGCCCTACTCGCCGGGCGTGCAGTCGATGCGGGTGAGGGTGCTGTGAGCGGCCCCCTGCGCGGCGTGGCCGCCTCCACCGTGACCGGTTCGACGGCGAGCATCAAGGTCGGCGAGAAGACCGTTACGGCACAGGTGGCGCGCGGCCTGACCCTGGCCGTGAATGACCCGGTGCTCGTCGTGCCGTCGGGGTCGAGCTGGTACGTCGCGGCCCGGCTGTACGCCTCGGCCAGCACGCCGCCGACCAACGACACAGCGCCCAACCCGCAACCGGCCAGCCGGTCGGGCTCGCTGATCTGCCAGCCGATCGAGACGCGGACCTACCAGAGCACGCCCGCCACCTGGAACACCGGCCTCGACAGCACCTACCAGGGCAACTTCGGTGGGCTCGGTGACCTGACCGGATGTGCGTTCTACGGCACCAAGCCGACCAGCCTGCACGGGGCCACCGTCACCTCGGCAAGCGTGCAGCTTCAGCGGCTCGTCGGCGGGGCGACGTCCGGCGCGGCGCTGACCCTGAATAAGGTCACGCAGAGCACACGGCCCGCCGGGGCGCCGACCCTGACGGCCAGCACGGCCGGGCCGACGCTGACCATCGGCGAGACCGACCCGGCGTTCACCGTCCCGACGGCGTGGGTGCAGGCGATGGTGGACGGAACGGCCGGGGGGCTGGCGATCTACGATTCGGACGGAACGCCGTATGCACGGCTTGCCGGGGTGGCCGACTGGTCAGCGGCCTGGACGCTGACCATCAACTGGACGAGGAGCTGAAGTGCCCACCACAACTAAGGGGATCACTTACCCCGCGAGCACTGCGGACACCCGGCTGTGGGTGCACCTTCAGACGCTCGCCGAGGACGTCGACACCGAGCTCGACGACTACGCGCCGCTGGCGAGCCCGGCCCTGACCGGCAACCCGACCGCGCCGACGCAGGCGGCCTCGAACAACTCGACGCGCGTCGCGACGACGGCCTACGTGGACACCGCCGACGCGCTCAAGGCGCCGTTGGCGTCGCCGACGCTGACCGGAACTCCGGCTGCACCGACGGCGGCGGCCGACACCAACACCACGCAGGTGGCCACGACGGCGTTCGTCATCGGCCAGGCGGGGGCGAACACCCCGCAGGCGAACGGGACGGCGGCCGTCGGGACGTCGAAGAAATACAGCCGCGAGGACCATGTACACGCGGCCGGATCGGCGGGCGCGACGTACTACATCAAGAGCGCCGATGAAACCGTCAGCGCATCAACGACGCTACAGAATGACGATCATTTCGCTGCAAGCCTCTCGGCGGCGGGCACTTATCACGTTCAGATAAGGGCCTTGCTCGATTTCCCGACCGGGGGGTACTTCAAGCACGACTTCACCTACAGCGGAACCGTCACATCCGCTACCCGCACGTGGCTCTACGTGCTCGGAGCATCCTCGCCGTATCCAGCGTTCGGAGCGGGTGCCCTCGACATCACGACCGCGCTCGCGACCGCAACAGGCAACCCGGGTGTCGGCCCGCTTACCATCGACCTCATCATCGTCGTGTCCACCAGCGGCACACTCCAGTTCCGATGGGCGCAGGTGTCCGCCAGCGGCTCTACCGTGCTCAGGGCTCGTTCCGTGATGAGTGTCCTCAAGATTGCCTGATCCTGATCATCGACGCAGAGTGACGGACGGCCCCGGACGCAAGACCGTCCGGGGCCGTACAATCTGCGTCCGCGAACGGTGCTGCGGACGCGACCAACCGCTCTATATAGTGCGGCGATGTGTTTCTTGCGCCGTCCCCACGCGGACGCGGACGCTGGCGCGAACGCAATCACGCTGTGTCACTTGCCCGCCCAGTGGTAGCGGAGCGACCGGTTCTCGCCTGTCACCACGAGCGTGCCGTCGTCCACGAGCGAGCGCAGGGCCTCCCACGTCTTGGTCTTGCCATACCCGAGCACCTGCTGCGCCTCTGCCCTGGTGAAGCCGGTCATGCCCCGGGCGGCGGCGAACCGGGCCAGCCGGACGGATGTGTCCGGCTCGGCGTCCGGACGGACGTAGCCGGACGCGTCCGGACGGACGTAGCCGGACGCGTCCGGACGGACGTAGCCGGACGCGTCCGGACGGACGTAGCCGGACGCGTCCGGACGGACGTAGCCGGACGCGTCCGGACGGACGTAGCCGGACGCGTCCG